TAAACCGGTGGGTTTTGATAATTTGGCTTCAGTAGGTGCACCATCTAATTTAGGTAACTCCTCATCTTCCATTTCTTCTTCCTCATCTTCTTCTTCTTTAACTGCTTCTAAAGCTGTCATTTTCTTTTCCATCTCATCAATACGATAAGCCAACTCTTCCATTTTCTTACCCATAGTTACCACTACATCTTCTTCTGCAGGGATTTCGACTTCCATCTCCTCTTCTTTAGGTGCTTCGGGTGTTACTTCCTCTTCATCCTCTTCCAATTCAACGTTTTCTCTCTCTGTAATCTTTCCGTCTTTAGCAATGACTTTGATAAGTACTTCGTTTCCTTCACTATCTTTAAGTGTCAATTCATGCTCTCCGTCTGGTGCTGGAGTTTTATTTCCATCTTCACCGATTACAAAAAGGTCTTCACCTACATCAAAAGTTGATGCCTCAACTAAGGTGCCATCTTTTAATTTTGCATAAGTTAATTGGACTTCTTCCGTAGAAAGTAAACCAACTATTCTGCTTAATACTGTTTTTGCGTTCATAATCTGATTTTATTTATATATTTAACAATCGTTTAAAGAAAAGTAGTAATTTTTCTTAAACTTTTTCTTTTTATTTTATGAGTTGTTGATAATAAACCAACCAACTGTGTCCGTATCACCATTTCCGTTTGAGGTAATAGTGAATGTTCCTGCACCTTTTGAACTAACCGCAACCATATGTGCGTTAGTTAGAGTTTGTTTAGTCAACATAATAATACTATTTGCAGTTACTAAACTATTACTCACTACTACTGTGCCAGGGTTTGCACCATCTAATACTGCAGTTCCTGCTTGTTGGTTAGAACCCGTTGTAAAGTTAACAGGTGCTTTCATCAACCATGCAGTTTCATTATATTGTGCTTTAATACTACCACCACCGGTTGAAAGGATAATGTTATTGTTTACCACTTCTCCTACACCTTGATATCCACCTAATAATAAATTATTACCTCCAAAAATATTATTACCTGCTGATGGCCCAATGTAAGTATTATTACTACCTGACACATTAGCAAATCCACTACCATCACCAATTGCAGTATTTTTTATACCGGTAGTATTTTTATTTAATGCACCTGTTCCAATAGCAGTATTTTGACCACCTGATGTATTTTCAGCTAATGCTTGAGAACCTAATGCAAAGTTATTAACACCAGTTGCAACTGGTAATGTATTAAAACCTATAGCAATACTATCCAATGACGAACCACTAGCGTATCTCATTGCACCTTGACCAATAGCAATACTTTTTTCAACACTACCGGTTATGTTACCCATTGCAAATTGACCTAAAATAACACTTGTATTATTTCCGTTTTTATTTACAAATATAGTTTCACCTTGTATACTTACTGAACCTGATTGAGTAAGACTGCCTGATATTGTAGTATTGCCATTAAATACACTGCTACCACTTACGTTTAATGAACCTTCTACAAACGTATTAGAACCTGAATCTATTAGAAATCCAGTCTTTCTAGTCGTTGATGTACCTGTTCCAACAGAGAATACCGTTTGACCTGTTTTATTTCTTACACCATCGTTTGCATTGTATCTACCAAAGTATGCACCACCACCAATAGTTGAGTTAAAACTATTAGAAGCTGATATAATTAGTTGTTCTCCACCTACTACATTACTAATAAAACTATTATGTAAACCGGCACCTGTTTGATTTGAGAATATGGTATTACTTTTACCTATTACCGCATTATCAGTAAAAGCACCGGCAGTATTTCCTGTACCATCTACCGAACCCGTTATTAATAGTATTCCATTCTGACCATAAAATATGTTTCTAAGTATGTTAAACTGACCTACTCCTAACGAACCTGAAAAAGCTTGGTTTGTTACAGTCAAATTATTACCACTGGTTGTATTAAAATTAAAATTCATTGAAGATGCACTTGCTATTAGGGTTGCACCACCAATATTTTGACTAAACCCACCTGCTAATGTATGTAACCCCAATCCAGCTGCACCGGCATTGGTATAAGATATTACACTATTTGCAAGGTTATTATTTGAGGTGACAGCTGCAGAGGATGATATATTAGTTACGGTAATACTACCACCTGCTACAAAATTACCGAGAGTACTTTGTGTATTAGCCGGTAAAAAGAAACGAGGTGAGGTAATTGTGATACTACCACCACCCTGTATAAGGTTACCTCGTACATTAACATTTCCACTACCACTTATACCTGTCCCTATTTCAGCAACGGATGCAGAGGATGCGTTAATTGTAATACTACCATTTGGTGTGATATTACCAGTTACGCTTATGGAACCAGTATGGGATAATGCATTTATTGTTACATTACCATTACCATTAAAAATGTTATTTGAGTAGTCGTGGTCTGCAGTATTTACGGCTTGGTTAATACTAAAATTACCTGTTCCGTTGAATATATTATTATTCATCGTAGGTCTATTACCACTCACACTTGCTGCCGATTCCGTTATTTGTGAGTTTATACCATTGGTACTATTTAAGTAAAGGTTATTACTACCACCTATGTATCTTTTATATCCAGTTGTTACTGCAGCAGGATTGGTAAATATGTTATTACTACCTGAGATGATTGTATCACCTGTGCTACTATTCGTTTTGAATATTAAATTCGTATTACCATTTATTTGAGATGAACTCAAATGTGCGAGTGCTGCGTAGGTTGGTGTTGCAGTTGAGTTTCCTATTACCAAACTACCACTCCTACCTAATAAATAAACTTCGCCTGTGGATGTTCCTGCTATATCACCTATTGATTCTACGCCCTTAAAGTTATTACTACCCGTTGTTGCGAAACTACCTGTGTCTATTGTTGAACTACTACCCGTAGCTACTGTTAAAGTAAATGTTGATGCATCACCCTTTGTAAAGGTTAGAACATTACCACTTACACTACCAGTTCTCATTAAACTGCCGGTATCTCCTCCCGAAGAACTAACGAATCCAAATGCAGTGATTTGTGCAGAACCTGAAACGGTTCCTGGTACAACACTACCACTTGCTGCTACTGTTAAATCAAATGTTGAACCATCACCTTTGGTAAAGGTTAGAACATTGACGTTTACACTACCTGTTACTAAAGAGGCACTACTAAATGATGCCGTTGGTACTTGTTTTGAATACCCATCCGCTCCACCTACAAATGCATAACCCGTTGCGAGTGATGCTGATAAAGTTCCGTTAATTATGACCGGATATCCTACTTCTTGAGTGATTTTTCTTGCTTCAGTATTACCCCTTAAAGCAACACTATTATTGAAATTAGTTGACTGTGCGTATATCTCTGCATATCCATTATCATTACTTAATTCCATCCATCTACTTTGATTAGATGATGAGATTATAAATCTACCTACTTGGTCTTGTCCTACAAAGAACGCTGAAGAACCTGTGAGGAAATTAATACCATTCTTATTAGTGCTACCACTTATCGTTTGATTACCATAAAATAGGTTACTACCAGTAGTTGCAAAACTACCCGTGTCACCGGCTGCTACTGTCAAACTGAATTGACTTCCATTACCTTTGGTAAAGGTTAGAATGTTTCCAGCAACACTGCCGGTTACTAATGAACTACCAGTTACTGATGAACTGACAAATCCTAATGCGGTTATTTGAGAACTACCTGAGATAGTTCCTGCAGGGATTGAGGTTGCAAGCGATGATGTAGAAACTGCTTGAGTTCTACCACTACCATTACCAACGTAGGTAAATCCATCTTGTAGTGATGCGGTTAAATTACCACTAATAGATAAACTACCAGTTATATCAGTAGAGCCAGATATTATAATTTTTGTTGATTCTAATAGAATGGAATTTCCAACATTAGTACCAACCGTTCTTATATTTACAAAATTAGAATTGAGTGCAACTCCTGAAGTACCTGCTGTAAGATTAACAGTATTAGCTCCATCTCCACTTATAGCTCCTAATGTAATATTTTTACCACCACTTGAAAAAATCCTATTAGTATCAAATGTACCAAACTGAATAGAGTTACTACCTTCTACGCCAACATTGGCTTGAAAGCTTTTTACTCCTGTAATAGTTTGATTAGTATTGGTTGTTACAAAACTACCGGTATTGATTGCACTACCCGTCGCGATGGTTACACCGAATGTAGTTGCATCACCCTTAGTAAAGGTAATGACGTTTGTACCACTAGCACTTGCAGTAATTAAATTACTTCCTGTCATTGCAGTAGTTACGAAACTACCGGTATCTAAACTATCTACCAGCGTATCTATCGTTGATGTATTATATGTGCGAAGTATTGCAGGGGTAATCGCTTCCGATGATTGGTCTGGAAAAGATGCCTGATTAAGTGCTTCTAATTGTGCTTTTGTTAAAATTGGCATATCTTATTATTTTATTAATTCGTTTAAAATCTTAGGAATCCTTTTGAGAATCCTTTTGAGAAACCACTAGATAATGATGGGCCTTCTGTTTTACCAATTCCCTGTTCTATTAGTGCACCACCACAGCAATCTATATGGTAAGTATCTCTGTCTTGACAAAGGCAACCTCTACGACTGTTTTTAGGTGATGATAGGCCACGAGTTGCACCAAAGTAATAACCTGAGTTGTTCATTCTATTGACTGACACCTTTAGATTACCATTTTTTGAGTTGCTCCAAATTCCCATAGTAAATTCCCTTTATTATATTTAACACAAAGATTGCGAAAAGTTAGGTATTGCGAGAACGATTCATTATTTCTTTATGTAATAACCCTTCTAATACTCCCTTATCTGCTTTATACGCGAGGAGTAGTAGGCATTTCTCTAAGGGTTGTAGAACGATAGCATCTATCCTTTCGATATCTCCTCCGGCCAGTTCCACGATTGTTGAATAACTTTTCCACTTCTTTCCAAAATTCGCTTGATATTGGGATTGGTCTCCATCTCCGTCAAAGATTTCAGGGTATCTTTTAACAAGTCCATTTGTAAATGCACAAAAAAAAACCATACACCCCAATGGACATCCATACTCAATTCTAAAAAGGGTTTCCAATCCCCTCCACCCTTATAGGGTTCTATCTCCCATAGGTCTCCCTTCTTCTTAACTACCGGTCGGTATAGGATACTCATTATCTTTGCCCAATTGTTATCTATCTGTATCGTATCCCATTGGCTAATATCTGCATATGCACCATAACTCATTTGAGAGAGGTTGGGTTCAAAGCCATACTCTACACCACCGATGTGGATAAAGTTTTGTAGGGGTAGGGTTTCTGGAGTTTCAAATAGACTTAATTTGGCTTTTAATCTCGCATAGGATTGCACCGATATGTCTTTAATACTATCTGGTTCTAAACCACATAAGTGGTATAGGGTGCAATGTGTCTGTGCTATCTCATCCCCAATATGGTTTTTCAATTCCTCCTGTAAACGGATATATGATTGAAGTGATACATCACTCCATTGTGTTGGAACTGTTAGTGTCTTTGTCTGTTTCATAATTTAATTGTTTGAAGAATTGGATTGGAGCATCCATTCTAATTGTTGAATATATTTTTGTTGTAAACGAATTTTCGCATCTCCATTCTTTACCCAACCATCCATTGTTAGAACCTTTGCATTTAGTTCCTCATTGATTTCTACCAAATGATTTACTGCATCTCTTAACTGCCTGATATCATCATCACTCCACTTTAATTCACTATCTAATGGTAATTGCATATTGTCCTGCGTTGATTTTCTTTGCGTTTAATCTTTCCATACACACATACCTGATTGCATCTATACAGTGATTACTATAATCTACTGGAACGTTTTCAAAGTTACCATTCTTATCTACCATCCACACATACTCACTAAACTCGCGTATGGTATTCTTACTTCTCTTTGTTACGTTTAACCTATACCCTTGCATGATATCAATGCCTAAACGGATACTATCCTTTCCCTTACGGACCGGTTTTATGTTTACTCCACTACGATATATCTCTTCTATTAATCTTCCCTCTGCACTATCCGCCCATATCTCTGACCTACCAATATCCAATCCTTTAAGGAAATTAACAATATCACCAGTCACCATATGGGTTTTGTAAAGGAGTTCATCAATGTATAGGTCATTACCCTTACGTGCAAGACACATAAAAGTAGTAGGGTCTATACTATATCCATAATCCATACCGAATGCAAGAAACTCAGCATCTTCTGGCATAGTATCTATTACATTAATTGTAAAGATAGTACCAACATTATTGCCAGGTATCCCTAAACCATATATCTTGTAATACTCTGGATTAACCTCTTTAAGACGTTCAATCTCATCAACGATGGATTGTTCCAAAAAAGGATTATCTTTGTACGTGGATATGTGTAAATCACTCTCAGGGTGTGTTTGTATCTCATTAAAGATGTAGTGGTTAGTTCCGAAGGATGGATTGTACGCAATGATGGATTTAAGCCTCGTTCTAATAAAGAGCTGAAACCAATCTTCACGCGATAATTCATTACACTCATCTACAAAGAGTATATCTCTACTGCTTCCTTTTCTCTTCTCGGAACTATCAATAGACATAAACTCTACCATACTCCCATTCTCAAAGACATAGATGTGCTCTGTTGCTGACCATCTATTCTCATCCCATATGTTTAACTCTTTCATTATACCAACCCAATCACGCATAATGGATACACGCATTGATGGAAAGGACTTCCTTACAATACTTGTCACTAAATTCGGTTGTGATAGGGATTGAACTAATATCCATTGTAATGCTGAATAAGATTTAGATGAACGAGTACCACCTTGAAGTACGCATATCTTGCGAGATGAGTCTATATCCCTATATGTTTTACTCGTTCGTATGTTTAGTTCCATCTAAGATGTGTATTGAGATTTGTTGTATCTTTGAATTGACTTCCATTGTACCTGTAATATCTACCGATTTTAATTTCGGCATAGTGTACTCTAATAATCTTAGTGCAAGTTCCATTGCCCTTTCTGGGTTTCTCTTCTTTATCTCTTCTAAATCTTTTGAGATAGTATTAAGGGTATTATTCACTGCACGGGATATGGTTAGTTTCATTTCTTCCGTTGAACGATTCAATGCACCTTTAGGTCTTCCAGTTGCTAATTTATGTCCCTTTTCAAATCTAGCCATTATTTTCCATTTATTTAATGTATATACATATATAACAATAGTTGTGGGAATAGTATTGGAGGGTGTATATAAATATATACAGATATATTACTCAAAGAACTCCGTATGTTTCTGTGGTTTATTGACGTGATTGATTCTTTGTTCCGCTATCTCGTAGTATTCTCTCTCTCGTTCTATTCCAATAAACTCCATACCTTCTAACACTGCCCCCTTTCCCGTACTACCACTTCCCATAAACGGGTCTAATACTATACCATCTTTCGGTGTCACTAAACGAATTAGATATTTCATTAGTTCGGTTGGTTTAACTGTTGGATGCACATTCCTTGTTGCAGTTTTATCATCTTGCAACAATTCCTCAGCTGCTGCCTTTGCAGTCTTTTCACTTCTTGGTTTTCCCTTCATTGCTTCTGCCCATTCATCAGGGTTAGTTTCTTTGTATATTACACTACCATCCTCTCTACGAGGTCTTTGTATAAACACTCCTACCTTTTCTGGCATTCCACTATCTCTATCTTTCTTACTTGCTTTAGGACAATAGAAGAACCTACTTGCTCCACCTTCATCACCATGTGTATTATTACTACTATACATTGCATTAGGTGGTGTGTAGGTATTAGTATGTTCACCTCTCTTACTACTCTTTGTAGTTCCACTTTGTTTGTCTAATATCTTTCCTGCCTCCTCATCAAAGATTATGTTTGCTGGAAATCTACCCTCGTTTATTTTATAGTCTCCCTCATACTCAATTGGATAATCACCATTAAATACATTTTTACCATGCTGTGGTGATTTTATACTTTCATTACCTATTCTACAACCATCTATGTTTATACCACCTACTCCCCACTCTAATACATTATTCGCAACTGTCCCAATAAGGGGTTTTCTAGCCATAACGATTGGTTCATGTGCAGGTTTTAACGCCGTTCCCCATCCTTCCCAACCTTTACCTTCTTCGGTTCTTGCTTCGTATTTATCTAAATGTTCTCCATTTGCTCTTGCTTCACCTGTGGTTGGATGAAACTTATTACCACTACTGATTGCATGTCCTCTATTACCTGCACCATGCTTCTTGTCAATTGCATTTCCTACATTATGTGATTTAGGAAACCCACTACCATATATCCACATAATCTGGTCTCTAATCTCAAACCCTGCATCCTCAATCCTTACTGCCATTCGGTGATATGTTCTACTACCTGCAAATGATAAGAGATGTCCACCTGGCTTTAATACCCTAATACACTCTTCCCATATT